CAACTCTGCGATCTAGCATTACCTGCGGATGGTGAAGAAAAGCAAATCGCAGCAGGCTGGTATGCTACAGAAGATGGACATACTACCTCAGTCGCACACTGGTTAGAAGAGGACGACTTCCGTAAGAATGGGGGAGTTATGAATCATGAGACCGTTGAGTCAATGGGCAAACGCAACAAGCCTTTCACAGTTGACTATACAGGTTTCGGTTGGTTGTTAGTTAAGAAGGGTGTATTTGAGAATCTTGAATACCCTTGGTTTGCTCCTAAGATGCAAGTCTTTGAGTCTGGTGCAGTTCAGGATATGTGTGGTGAGGACGTGTCTTTCTGCCTAGATGCTAAAGAAGCAGGTATTGAGACATGGTGCGACCCTCGCATTCGTGTAGGGCATGAGAAAATGAGGGTTATTTAATGGCAAAGGCAACGCAAGGGGCATGGGGAACCGTCAAACTCGTCTCGATGCCTAAAAAAACTCGTCAAGGACGCTCGGCAAACACACTCCTATCCGCAACTTCTCGCAATAAAGCAAAAAAGAAGTACCGAGGACAAGGAAAATAGATTAAGGGGGAGCAATCCCCCTTTTTTTATTGTTAAATAGTAAAAACATACTAAAATTATGGAAAACTCCAAGAAAAAGATGTTAAGAGAGGTCTCAAATGACCATCTTACTCCAAAAAAACGTGATGATTTAGTACAAAGTGAAATATTTGGAGACTTTGAAGAAGATGATCTTGATTATGACGATCAAATGATGATTATTTGAAACATAAGTTTGTAATCCTTAATAAATAAACAATAATCGCCGTATTAGTGTGCCAATAGAACGGGTAAGCCAAAGTTTTAAAGACATAAGTATGACCTTTCAGTCTAATCCACTGAATAGTGACCTTATTGCGATTAAAAATGATAACGCAATTGCCCGTTCTTTACGAAATATAGTATTTACAACACCTGGAGAGAAGTTTTTTAATGAATCTTTTGGTTCAAGAATCACTGAATCTCTTTTTGATAATATAGATGAGATAACTTCTTCTGTTATTGTTGATGAAATTACCGAATCTATTAATAGATATGAACCAAGAGTGAAATTAAATAAGGTAAAAGCATATCCTGATTATGAAAACAACGGTTTTGATGTAATTATTACGTATGATGTGGTAGGAACAGAGATTCCAACGCAAGAATTACAATTTGTTTTGCAATCAAGTAGGTAAAAATGCCATTAGCTAACTTTTCTAACTTGGATTTTGACCAAGTTAAGTCAACTTTACAAGAATATCTTAAATCAAACTCTAATTTTACTGATTATGACTTTGAAGGGTCTAATCTTTCAACGATTTTAGATGTTTTAGCATATAATACCTATATTACATCATATAATGCTAACATGATCACCAATGAGGTGTTCATTGATACAGCAACTTTAAGGAAAAATATAGTTTCACTGGCAAGAAACATAGGTTATACACCCCGTCCAAGGCAAGCAGCAAGAGCAACAGTGTCATTCTTTGTTGATACTAGTGGAATTACACCTGCACCTGCTTCTTTAACCCTTAAAAAGGGTCCAGTGGCAGCATCTACTGGTTCTTTTGGTGGACAATCTTTTATTTTCTCAATTTTAAATGATATTACCGTTCCAGTTCTTAATGGAATTGCATCTTTTAATGATGTTCAGGTATATGAAGGTACATTATTAACTCAAACTTACACATATTCAGCAAGAGTTCCAAATCAGAAGTTTATTTTACCAAATATTGGTGTTGATACTGATTTAATTGCTGTTACAGTTAATCCAACAGAAGCTTCTGTTACAGAAACCAAATATAATTCCCAAAATAATCTTTTTGATGTAAAATCTGACTCAAAAGTTTATTTTTTACAAGAAATTGAAGATGAAAGATATGAAATATTTTTTGGGGATGGAGTTTTTGGAAAAAAACTAGAAGATGGTAATTTTATCACTATTAATTACATTACTTCTAATGGAGATAGTGCAAATGGAGTAAGTTCTTTTAATTTTTCGGGAAGAATTCAATATACACGTAATGCAAGCACTTATAATGTGACAACTGGTATTTCTCTACTCACAACTGGTTTAATTGCTTCGGGTGGAGAGACAATTGAGTCTGTAGAGTCGGTTAGAAAGTTTGCTCCACAAGTTTATGCTTCTCAAAATAGAGCAGTTACTGCAAATGACTATGAAACACTAATTCCATCAAGAATTTATCCCGAAACAGAGTCAATTTCTGTTTTTGGTGGTGAAGATCTTATTCCTCCTCAATATGGAAAGGTCTTTATTAGTATAAAACCCAAAACTGGTGATTTTCTTCCAAATTTGGTTAAAGAAGAGCTGAAATTGAGGTTGAAAAAGTATGCAGTAGCAGGAATTGTTCCTGAAATACTTGATTTAAAATATCTTTACATTGAAGCAGATTCAAAAATATACTTTAACTCAAATTTAGCAGAATCTGCAGCATCTGTCTCTAGTGTTATTCAAAATAATGCTAATAAGTACGCAGAATCAACAGAAATGAATAAGTATGGTGCTAGATTTAAATATAGTAAATTTTTGTCACTTATTGATAATAGTAATGAGGCAGTCACTTCTAATATTACAACAATGACTATGAGAAGAGATTTGAGAGCTGTATTAAATTCTTTTGCAGAGTATTCAATTGGTTTTGGTAATGAATTTTATATTAAGAGAATGAGTGGATATAATATTAAATCATCTGCATTTAGAATTGCGGGAATAATGGATGATATCTATATTGGAGATCTTCCAAATACTAATAAAATAACTGGATCATTATTCTTCTTTACAGTTCCTTCAATAGATTCAACATCTCCTACTATTGTAAGAAGAAATGTTGGAACTATTGATTATAAGAATGGGGTTATAACTTTAAATCCTGTTAATGTTCAATCAGGAATGGTTAAAGATGGTCAAACTATTATTGAAATTTCAGCATCTCCTTCTTCTAATGATGTTATCGGATTACAGGATCTTTATTTGCAACTAGATATTAATAACAGTATCTTTGAAATGGTTGTTGATGAAATTGCTTCTGGACTTAACCCTTCAGGTTCTAATTACATTACAACATCAAGTTATGCAAATGGTAGTTTAGTACGTCAAGGAGGTCGTAATAGTAATACAACCAATATTTCTTCGTCAGTTCCATCAACTTCATCAACTTACTAAGATAGAAAAATTATAAAATGTCTACAAAAAAAATCCAATTTAATAACATAGTTCAGAATCAACTTCCCCAGTATGTGGTAAGTGATTATCCTTTAGTTGCTGAGTTTTTAAAATCATATTATCAGGGTCAAGAATACCAAGGTGGTCCTATTGACTTGATACAAAATATTGATGAATATACTAAAGTTGGTGAACAAGTCGGTCTTATTGATCAAGTTGGATTGGGTGCGTCTGTAGGTATTTCTAGTGATATAATTTCAGTTGATATGCAAAAGAACCCAACAGGAACTTTGGGTTTTCCAGATTCTTATGGATTGTTAAAAATTAATGATGAGGTTATTACATATACTGGAATAACTACTTTTGCTTTTACTGGTTGTGTTAGAGGATTTGTTGGTGTAACTTCTTACCATAGTCCAACTGATCATGAACAATTAGTATTTGAATCTACTAGTGCAGAAAAGCATGATAAAGGAGATCAGATACAAAATTTAAGTTCTCTTTTTCTTAAAGAGTTTTTAGTTAAAACCAAACATCAACTTACTCCAGGATTTGAAAAAAGAAAATTATCTGCTGATCTAGATCAAAATCTTTTTATAAAACAATCAAAAGACTTCTATTTAAGTAAGGGAACTGATAGGGGTTTTGAAATTTTATTTAAATCTTTATATAATGAAGATGTAAAAATTATAAGACCTTCTGAGTTTCTCTTTACACCATCTAACGCAAATTATAAGATTACGAATGATTTTGTTGTAGAGCCAATATTTGGTGATCCAATGAATTTGGAATTATCTACATTATTCCAAGATCCATATAAAGATCAGAGTATTGAAAGAGCATATGCTCCTATAACTCATGTAGAACCTATTAACGTTAGCGCTGGAACTACATTTTACAAATTAAGTATTGATGCAGGATATAATAAGGATTCAAGAGTAGAAGGTTCTACATATGGAACTTTTGTTACACCACCTAGAACTAGACTGATTGGGGAAGTTGGAGCTGGCATTACTGTTATTGACGTTGACTCTACTGTTGGATTTGAAACATCAGGAGAATTATATTTTAAATATATTGATAATAGTGTTGGAGTAAGTTCATACACATCTAGGAGTTTAACTCAATTCTTTGGACTTACTGGAATTGGAAAAACTATTTTAAGTGGTGAAACTATTGGTATTAATACTTTTGCTTATGGAAAATCTGTATTGGATCAGGATGAAACTATTGAGGTAAGGATTACATCAGTTATTGGGAGTGTTAATTATGAGGAAAGTAATTGTCTTTTTGAAAAAGATGATACTATAAAAATTAAAACTTTAGGAATTGGAGATACTGGATTTAAAACAAAGGAATGGTTTTATAATATTTCTCCTGTATATCAAGTTAAGAGCATAACTCTTAAAGATACTTCTGACTGGACTTATGAGATTATATTAACTACTGATCATGACTTTAAAGTAGGAGACAAATCTGTTGCTATTTTAGTTGGTAGTGATGGTAGAAACTTACCTGTATCAGATATAACTCAATTAACTTCTGCTAGAGGATTTATTATCAAAGGTCAGGGTGAAGTTGATACTAAGTTAAATTATACAATTGAAAGGCAAATTGTAAAAACAAATGCAATTAATTTTCCAGAAGCATCCAGTTATTCTACAAATATACAAAATGTATATAAAGAAAGAAATTCAGAAAAATTACTTGTAGCATCTCCTTCTCTTCCAACATATGGTGCTCAATCATTGGGTGTTAAAGATGGAAAGATTGTTTTTAGTGGTAGTTTTAGTGGTGATGAATTTGAAATTGTAACTAATTCTACAACTACTCCTTCTGGAGTCCCTATTTTTGATCATGGATTCTATACTGGTGATGCTATCTATTATACACCACAAATAGTTAATGATGCTTATGTGGATCCTACCAGCGGAACTTCTATAGACAATTTTGTTATTAAATCATCTTTGATGGATGAGGGTCTTTATTTTGTAAAGAGAATAAATGAAACAACAGTCAAATTTGCAAAAAGTGGTTCCAATCTTTATAATGAAAAGTTTATTAATATTGATAATGATGGAACAAGAACTGGTATTGTAACTGATAATAAGATTTCACCATTTAAATTTAATAATAAAACATTAACTTCACAAAAGATATTAAGAGAAGTATGTCCACCAGATAATACAGGAACTGTATATGAAACTACACCAGGACATACTGGAATATTAGTAAATGGGGTAGAAATTTTAAATTACAAATCTTTTGATCAAGTTCATTATGGAAAACTTGAATCTATAGATGTTCTTGCTGGTGGAAGAGATTATGATGTAATTAATCCTCCAATTTTACATATTAAAGATTCTGTTGGTAGTGGAGCTACTGGATATACTGCAGTATCTGGATCTTTAATGGAGATGAGAATTATTGATCCAGGATTTGATTATCAATCTACACCTACATTAAAAATTACAGGTGGTAATGGATCAGGTGCTCGTGCTTCTGTAAATATGGAAGTTATAGAGCATTCTGTTTCTTTTGAATCAGATTCTCCACGAGTGGGACTTGATTCAGATACTCTACCTTCTACGATTGGATTTACTACTTATCATAAGTTTAGAAATGCAGAGCAAATTGTATATGTGACTGATAATCAACAAGTTGTTGGTGGATTAACTACTAGTGCAACTTATTATGCTGCTCTTGTTGGAACTGGTGGAACTACTATAAGACTTCATAAAGATGAGGCAGGTGTTCTTGCAGGAATTAATACGATTGCATTAACTTCAAGAGGTGTAGGAAAACATTTTATAAAATCTGTTGAAAAGAAATCTATAGTTGAATCTATTAATATAATTTCTGGTGGAACGGGATATCAAAATAAGAAAAGAACTGCTGTTCCTGCAGGTATAAGCACATCTTTAAATCAAATAAAGATTGAAAATCATGATTATGAATCTGGAGAAATTGTTACTTATACTTGTGATGGAACTCCTATAACAGGTCTCACTACTTCTACTGATTTTTATGTTACTAAAGTAGATAAAGATAATTTCAAATTATCAAGTGTTGGAGTAGGAACCACTGCTAGTGATTTCTATCATAAGACTAATCAATATAGACCTCTTACTTCTATTGGAGTAGGAACTCATACTTTCAATTATCAAGACATTACTGTAAGTATTACTGGAGATGTTGGTATTAATTCAGTAGGATCTGATACTTTTAATCTTAAAGTTCAACCAATAGTTCGTGGTGAAATAACATCTATACATTTATCAGATAATGGTGTGGGATATGGTGCGTCTGAAATTATTAATTTTGTTAGAGAACCAGAAATAACTTTCTTATCTGGATCTAATGCACAACTTACACCTATTATTAGTGGTGGAAAAATTATTGAAGTTATTGTTGAAAATAAAGGTAGTAATTATAATTCTCCTCCAAATTTGCAAATAAATGGAGATGGTGTAGGTGCTGTTTTAACTCCTATTTTAAAAATAGTTGATCTTAACAATAATGCTTCTTCTGTTGGTATAGGAACAACTATTAAGTATATTTTAGAAAATGTTAATGTAATTCAAGAAGGAGCTGGTTATACTCTTTCTAATACAGAAATTGATGTTATTAATGCTGGAACTGATAGCAAGACTCGTGCTAATATTCAGAAATGGAATGTTAATTTATTTGAAAAATATTATCAAACTCAACAAATTACTGGTGATGATGGATTTATAAAGGATGGTAATATTCAATTACAGTATAACCATTTATATGCTCCTAGACAGTTAAGAAGAACTGTTTATGCTACTAATGCAGAGGGTAAAACATTATATGGTGAACCTGATTTAAGACAAATTAATGGTCAAGAAATTCCATCAGATAACCATTCTCCAATTATTGGATGGGCATATGATGGTAATCCAATTTATGGTCCATATGGATATATTAAAAACGCAGGTGGTACAGTTGCTCAGATGAAATCTGGGTATATTGAGGAAGCATCTATTAAAGAAAATAGACCACCATTAAGTGTTTTTCCTGCAGGATTCTTTACTGATGATTATACTTATAAAGCAGTATTGGATGAAACTGTTTTAGATGAAAATAATGGAAGATTTTGTGTAACTCCACAATTCCCAAGTGGAACTTATGCTTATTTTGCAACTATTGATAATTCTGGTGCAGAGCAAGGTGGACAATTTAATAATTATAAGTTACCAGTTTTTCCTTATTTGGTTGGTGATAATTATTATTCAACTCCAAATGATTTTAATTTCTTAAATACATCAAATCAAGATGATTATAATTTGGATGGTAGTAAGTGGTGTAGAAATACTACTCCATATAATTTGATATATGATGATAAGGTATATTATCCATATATGCCAATACCTGATAAGTTATCACAAACTATAGATGTTGTGGGAAATAAACCAGGTTTTGTGGAAAGTATTGGAATTGAGACTGGTGGTAGAAATTATAAAATTGGAGATAAGGTAGTATTTGATAATACTGGAACTAGAGGACTTGATGCATCTGCTGCAGTTTCAAGACTTCTTGGTAAACCAGTAAGTAGTGTAAGTGCTGCTACCAGTACTATAACCAATGTAGAAGTATATCCTTCAGATCAGAAAGGAATTTATAGTATTGTATCTACAGAACCTCATCAGTGGGTTAATAGAGATATTATTACAGTTACGGGATTATCTACAACTTCTTCTGAAATCGAAGGAGTTTATAATGCTGGTATTACTTCTACAAAACTTACTGTAACTGGATTGGGAACGACTGCTGTTGCCATTGGAACGGATGGTGTTACTGGAATAATAACTCATATTGATGTTCGTGGAGATTTGTCAAAACTCCAATCAAACGATCTTCTTGGAATTGGAACAGAAACATTAAAACTATTAAATGTAGAACCTCTTCTTTCAAGAATTAGAGTTTTAAGAGCTGTTAATGGAGTTACTGGAGTTTCTCATACTGTAACAACAGAAATTCTTGAAAAACCAAGAAGACTTACTGTTAATTCTGGATTTAGTTCAGATTATGAATATAGAGTAAATCAACAAGTTTATTTCAATCCATCTGATTCAGTAGGATTGGGTACAAGATCTGGAGTTGGTATTGGAACTACAATTGCATTTAGCAATCCTGGAATTGGCATAACTCAGAAATTCATTCAAACAAAGGCAATTTATATTCCTGATCATGGATTAAAGACAGGTGATAAATTAACTTATTCTCCTAATGGTGGAACTGGTCTTAATGTTAGATGGGATGGATCAGATGCTGTTGATACAGGTATATCAACATTTACAAATGGTCAAACACTTTATGCTGCTGCTATTACTAATGACTTAGTAGGTATATCCACCGTTAAGGTTGGTTTAGGTAGTACAGGTACTTTTGTGGGTATTGCAAGCACACAGAGAGGTAGTACAACAGTATTCTTCTCTGGATTAGGTACTGGAGTTTATCATAGCTTTAAGACTAATTATGATGTAATTACTGGAGAAATTAATAGAATCACTGCTACAGTTTCAACTGGAGAAACTCATGGATTATTGAATTATGAAAATGTCTATATGAATGTTGTTTCTGGTTTAACAACAACTGTAACTGTCAAGTATAATGATTGCAATAGAAGACTTATAGTTAATCCAAAATCATTTGTTGCTTCGGGAGTTAATACTACTACTAATGCATTTACGATAAATGATCATGGATATGAGACTGGAGATAAAATTATTCATACAGCTTCTACTGCTGTTGGTGGTTTGGATAATAATGGAATTTATTATATTGTAAAGGTTGATAGTAATACTTTTAAATTAACAAAAACTGATTATGATGCAAAGGAACCTAAACCAGATGTAATAGGTATTACTAGTACTTCTGGAGGAACCATAAATGCAATCAGTCCTTCAATAAAAGTATATAAAGATTCTATAGTTGAATTTGATCTTTCTGATGCATCTTTAGGATATGTTGCACAATCTACAAATTATCCAGCATTTGCATTAAATTTTTATAGTGATAATAATTTAACAAAAAAATGGGATACTTCTACATTATCTCAAACTTTTAATGTTACTAGAAATGGAACTCCTGGAGTATCAACTGATGCTAAAGTTACTTTATCCATAACTAAAGATATTCCAGAAAAACTTTACTATACTTTAGATCCTGTTATTGAAAGTACTTTACCTCTTGTTAAAAAAGAAATAATTGTAGATAATGAAATTTTATCTGGCAACGAAATACAAGTTACTGAAAGTGGTTATAGTGGTAAGCAAAGAATAACAATAGGTGCTACAAATCAATTCTCATATACATTAATAGATCTTCCAGAAAGACTATCTTATGGAACTACATCATTTGTTTCTTATGAAACTGATAGTCCAACTGCATATGGTGCTATTGGGGGTTTTGAAATAAAGAGTAGGGGGAGAAATTATTATACTCTTCCAGGTATTTCTACTATTAATAGTGAAGTTGGTTCTAATGCAATTATTGAGGCAAAGAGTACTTCAATAGGAAAAATTAAAAGAGTAAAGGTTAATGATATAGGATATGATTTCCCATCTGATACTACCATTAAACCAGATGCCGCTTTACCTCAAATCATTAAGATAGATGCTTTAATGTCTATCGAATCTGTTGGAATAACATCTTTTGGAAGAGGATATGTTTCTGCTCCTGATTTAATTGTTATTGATGGAAAAACTAACAAACCAGTTTTAGATGCTGATTTAAAGTATACATTAGGAAATCCTAATGTAGAAATTCTTAAGAATACTAAAGGTATTAGTAATGCTCCTGCTAGAATTATTACCAATAGAAATAGTAATGGTATTGGAATTGCTACTGTTGGATTTAATACAGAAAATTATGATGTAACGATACAATTATCTGTTGGATTCAGTACTGCTGATACTTTCCCAATTGGAGTTGGTGATAAAGTATTTGTTGAAGGAGTTGGTGTAGGGATTGGTACTACTGCAAAAGGATATAACTCTGAAAATTATAATTATGAATTGTTTACTATAACAGCAGTTGATCAAAATTATGGTGGAATTGGAACTGTTACATACAATCTTTCCAATCACTTTGAAGGACTAGCTCCTGGTATTTCTGCAGGAGTATTTGATTTTATCAATTCTTCTGGAAGAATTATTCCTGAGAAGTTTATGCCTACTTTTGATGTTAAATTAAAAGCCAATGATTTTGCTAATGGTGAAGTAGTTGAAGGATCTATTAGTAGTACTAGGGGAACTGTTCAAAATTGGAATCCAAATACTGGTATTTTAAGAGTTTCCAATACTGATGGATTTATTGTAAATGATGTTTTAAAGGGATTAAGTTCTTCAACTCAAGGTCTTGCTTCATCTATAAAAACTTTTGATTCTTATATTAAAGTAGGAGCAACTTCTAGAGTTGAAAGGGGTTGGGAAACTGATTCTGGATATCTTAATAGCAATTTACAAAGAGTACAGGATAGTGATTACTATCAAAATCTTTCTTATTCATTAAGCTCTAAGGTTGATTATGAAACATGGAATGATCCTGTTTCTTCTTTAAATCATACATTAGGATTTAAGAAATTCTCCGATTATCAATTAGAATCAACTGCAATTGCTAGAGTTGGATTGTCTACAGAATTATCAGATGTTTCTGTAGTTAATGATTTGTATGGTATTGGTGATTTAAACTGTGTATATGACTTTGATCTAGTAACTGAGAATGCACTTAATATTAGTGAAAATGATTCTATTTCTGATGAAATAACCTTCTCTAGTAGAATATTAAAAGATTATTCAGAATCTGTTGGAAACAGAGTTGTTTCTATTGATGACTTTAGTGGTACATTTAATAGCAACCCAAGAGCAACTAGATTCACTACAGTTAATAGATTTCCTCTATCAGAAAGAAGAGCATTAAAGTATATTACATTCTTAAGAGATAAGAGATTTGGTGCTCAAAGACAATTGATGATTGTCGATATTCTCCATGATAGTGCTCAAGGATATATTAACCAATATGGAAGAGTTGAAAGTGTTTATGATCAAGGAGATTTTGATTTTGCAATTTCTGGTAGTGAAGGGTTATTAAACTTCTATCCAGTAAAATATTCTGTTAATGATTATTTTGTTGCTAGTCTTTCTTATAATTTAGATGATAATTTACTAAGCACTGGTAGCACTATTATTGGTAGATCAATAGTTGATTCTGAAAGTGTTACAATAGGCACTGGAACTGGAACAACAACGATTGTAGGTATTGCAAGTACTTTCAGATCTGCCAAGATTATGATTAATATCAATCCTGATATTAGTGGTAAGGAACATGAATTTAATCAATTGAATATCATCCATAATGGTGATGAAGTTGATATAATGGAATATGGAAGAATGACTACAGTTACTCAACCAGAATCAATTGGTGGTTTAGGAACTTATCGTGGTTATATTGATGGAACAGAATTAAAGGTTGATTTTATTGCTAATGCTAGTGTGGGTATTGGAACAACAGGTGTTATTAATACCATTCTTGTTGGTATGGCAGATTCTGCTTATAGTGGTATAGGAACTGTTGATCTTAAACATGCAAGATTAGAATCAAGAACAACTGAAATAGAATCTTCATCTTCACCTGGAATTAATACTGTGGGTGAATTCCCATCTGAATATGAAGCTGCATACGGAACTATTCAAGTTACTGATGCAACCAATCAAGGTTATGCGATGTTTGAATATGCTGTAGTTACTGATTTTGTATCTGGTTCTACACAAGAAACATTTGATGTGGATTGGGGTAATGTTTCTTCTGGAGTTTCTCCTACTGGACTTGGTACTTTTGGATCTAAAGTATCTTCTGCAGGAACTGTCTCTTTACTCTTTACTCCTGCTGCAAGTATTAATGCACAAGTTAATGTGTATATGAATGCAGTAAGAATTCAGGATGATACTAAAGATACAATGGACTTTAATAATGGAACCATAGAAAGTGGATTTGGTGAATATACTGGAACTGAAAGTGCTGTATTAAGAGCATTTGGATTATCACACAAAACTGATCCGATCTTTAGAAAACCATTTGATGGTAGTAGTGCTGGTATAGTTAATACAACTAACAATACTATCAATCTTCCTAATCACTTCTTCGTTACTGGTGAGGAACTTGTTTATACCAATCCTGGTACTGGTTATACTATGGCACTTGGAATTGCTAGTACTAATGGATTTGCTGGAATTGGTACAACTACTTTATTACCAAGTACAGTATATGCAGTTAAGATTGATGATGAAACCATTAAA